CTGTAAGAGGCTCTACGCCTTCAGCTATATGAACTTCTTTAGCAATCCTAGCTTTTAGACGCTGCGCTGTTGGAGAGTTTCCTTGACCATTGGCTTCGAGTTGTGCTACGTCTGCGACCAAGGTTTTAAACTCAAATGCTTTTTTATTTGCCGCCTCCTCCGCCTTCATACCCGCTATACGCTTATCTTGATCTTCTAGGCGCGTATAATAGCCTTGGAGCTGAGCGCCATATACTTCACGCATTGGTGTGCCGCTAGAATTATTGTATAGCGCTTCAGCCTTTTTAATGTCATTCGCAGTCCTATCGCGCTCTGCTACTTCATCTAGATATTTTGGCGTATAGTCTAACTTTTCTTTGGTGGTTGGGGTGTTAGGCGTGTATGTGCCTGGTAGTGAGTCTGAATACTTACCCTGCCCTTGTGTACCGCCGCCTGTACCAAAAAAGTGGAGTAGCTTTGAATCTGCCGCATCTTTGGCCTTTAGCGAAGTTTCCCGCGTGTATCTACTGAAAGCAGCTTGTCCTTCGGGCGTACTAAGATCTCTAGGTACGTTAGCTTTTAACTGCTCTAGCGGAATAGCTTGAAAAGGGGAACCTTTTAAAGCTGGGTTCTTATACCTATGCTCTAGTATTAGGTCTACTTGTTCAGGTGTCTTTGCGTCCTTTATCATATTCGCATAACGATCATCGTACATACCCTGAATTTCTTCACTTCTTTTGGCTGTTTCAGATTCCTGAGTACGTTGCAAGGTTTGTTTCGACTTTAGCTTTTCATAAAACTCAGGATTAAGAGCCACTAATTCTGCGTCTTGTGCAGGGGTCATCTTCTCTACATTAAACCCTGGCTGCCTAAAGAAATTACGAGTGTCCTCTGCTTGCGCTTGCGCTCGCTGAGTCTCGCCCATCTTCATTTGGTTCATCTGGTTAGTCTGTTCGGCGTTACGCAGAGCATAGAGTTCGTTCATATACTCGTTCTGCGATTTAGTCTGAACTGGCTTAATACCTAAAGCAATACTTGCGTCGATTGGCATTAGGTTATAGCTCCTGTATTATCCATATAGTATTGACGCTGCGCGGGAGCGCCACCACCTAACTGAGCAGTTCGGTTGTTATACATCTGATTGGCATTGTACTGATTGTATGCGTTTGTGATACCACCTATAGCGTTATTATAAGCGTTAGTGCTACCAATGTAGCCAGACGCAGCAGCGTTACCTGCACCTGTTATGTCAGCCCCACCAGCGGTAGCGTAGTTTGACCCAGCAGCGCCCGTATTGTTAGCTGCGTTTAACCCTACGTTTCCTTGACCGCTTAGCATATTGTATATGTTGCTTCTGTTGTTCGTATACCTATTGAACGCCTCGTTGTACTTAGTGCTTCCGTAGTCCACACCGTACCGCTGTGCGGCCTTCAGAGCTGCACCACTGTGCAAGCCGCCAGTAGCAGCGTTGCTAGCGTTGAGAGCGTTCATGCCTGTGTCCAAACCAAACTGATAGCCTGGGTCTTTATTACTCAGGTAGTCATCCATGCTAAAGTTACGGGTTAGAGAACCGTAGTCCGCATCGCCAGCATTACCACCAGTACCAAGTAGCGTAGCTAGTCGGTTATTAGCCCCTACGCCTGTATTATAGAACGGTTGATTCCTAGTAACCGTCTGGTCGTACATTTGTTTCTGTAGTGCTAACGCCTCTCTAGCTGACGCTGCTTGCGCTTCAGCGGCTTTGCTTGCAGACTTGCTCCCCATAATCCCGCCTATAAGGCTTGAACCTGCTACTGCTGCTGGTAACATCCACGGCATACTATATACTCCTTAATTCGTTATATATTTTACTTACTGCTTCTTTGTTAATCGTTAACCCTGCAAACTGTGGCTGCATCTCTATCTCTCTTAATACTGCATGGCGTTCTGCATCAAACGGCCTTTCTAGTAGGTACTCGTACATCCGTTTAGGCGCATCGAATACATCACGCCAATCCAGATGCACACCCTTTATGCTATCTAGCCTTTTCTCAGCATCAGCATCTAACGCTGGAAGCCCTAGCGCCATTAGACTTTCGTCTATTTCGCTTACATCTCTATGCAGTATAACCTTACGGGCGGGGTGCTTATTAACCCATTCGCTGAACCAGTACAAACCGGTACAGGATACGCCTAAAGACTTCTTGCTTACTAATCCGTCTAACTGGTTGTAGTGCCAAGTATACAACGGATCGTGTATACAAAGTGTAGTATCTGTAGTAAGCCAGTTAGATGCCCAAGTGGTCGCCGATCTTGGAGCAGCTATCACCATAAAATCTATCATACAAAGCTGGTTATCAGTCCATTAGTAACCGTTATGGTCTTTCCTACCAGATTAGCTGTAGTGACCGTAGTATCAATACCATCCTGCAAATCGCCTAGCGTTACGGTGGCAGATCCATTACCTGTCAGAACAAAGACGTTAAGAAAGAACCTATACCATTCCCTTGACATTAGTCCAGTAGCAGGATCTATTACAGCCACACGAGGTGCGGGTATATTGGTAATATTAAGCATTGGTTGGAGTAACCTCTAGTTCAGCGCCCATAATGGCTATCTTAACCGCATCCGTACCTGACACTTCATACACCCTATCCCGCAGCTTTGTGGTCATACCTAGCCTACGCCAGATAACCCTTGTTCCATACTCACCATATTGGCCCATATTGGCCCAATGCTCGTTTGACCAGTTATGCCCTGCATCGTCTGACCACCGTAGCATTACTTCTGGATTGCCAGGTTGAGTTTCGGTTACTTCCCCAATAAGAAAATCTGAGTCCTCGGTTACTAGATAATAGCCATCATCAGCCATTATATCTACAATTACTGTTTCATCTACAGCATAGTACGTACCTGTCTCGCAGTCTAGCTGTAGCGAATGTTGAGACGTACGCTTTAGGTTGTTCTGCCCTGCTGGTAGCGCTCTCCATGACCGTAGCCATTTCTGTATATCACCTGCATCATCGTAAACGTCTAAACTTAACGAGTATATCTTACCGTTCTCGTAGTCACCTACGATAGACGTATTATTAAAGGTAGTGTAGCAATTCGACCTATGGCGAATAAACTGACCGTTACTGAACCCTGCGCGTTCGTGCCATGCACCGGTAGCCGCATCGTATACCCAAGTAGCATTAGCTGTTGGAAAGACTAGCACGTAGAAAGGATGGCCTTCTTGCTGATAGGTATAACCTATTGCGTCTGATATAACTCCGTATCCTTGTATAGCAAATTCTATAGCGTGTGTACTGATACGCACACCGCTGTAGCCTTGTGACCTATACACCACGCCTCTACCCCTAGCATCTGCGCCCAGCCAAAACAAACCATTGTCTAGCTTAGCTACTGAGTACGCAGCAGCGCATCCAATTTCGTTAAACGCGCCCTGAATACGGGTTAGCGGAAAGTCAGGCAAGCCTGCGTCGTACCATACCTCTACGGAGTTAGTACCAAATAGCCACGCTTCTCTGTGATCTACCATTAGAGCTATCAGGCCATCGGGCGAACCCTCCGCACTAGCAAATCCCAACGGCGTTATAGACGAACCGTCGTACAGGCTAGTAACCCATAGCTTCTGTGAGTTAGGCTGATTAAAGACAAAGTAGCCATCTAGAAAGGCTACAGTCACCGCACCCTGAAAGTCTGCATCGGTAATCTGAGCAAAGACCGTGGTAAATGAGTTGTAGATGTAGCCCTTCGGATTACAAGCTATGAATAGCTGTGTGCCGTTATCCGACATGGATACTGGCCCCGTACCTGATATAGTGCCTAAGAGAAGGGCTGTCCAGCTAGAATCTACGCTGTATAGCTCAGTCCCGCTGGCTACATAAGTAAAGTACCCAAACGACCACAAGCCCCTTATGGGGCCGTCTCCTACCGTGGCTAATAGGCTAAGTCCTGGCGCTCTGTTAAGATACGCTGCTTCCTTACCACCCTCGGTAACTACCTCCGGAAACAGATTGACCATGCGGTTATCCGCAGCGTTAATGCTGCGGGCTACGTATGATTGCCCTAGAATTGGCGTCTTTATGCTATACTCCTGTTAACCATAAGTAATTGATTTATCTCAGTAATTGCCTGCGAATACATTGAACCGTTGACGTGTACCTACTATTGAATAAGGTAAGCTCATTATGTCGTCAGGGTTATTTATACGTTTAAGTGTACGTTTAGCTGACATAGCAATGCGAGATACAGTCGGAGATGGCTCTACGCCGAACTCGGCTGCTATTTCGCAGGCTAGGCAATACTTGAACGCCCTCATGTACCCTGGCGGGAATGAAAGCACAGTGTCAAGCGTAGCAGGCTGATCTAGCACTTCTACAGAAACAAAGTGCCACTCTAAATCTCTTGTAGGCTTTGGATAGACATACATCTCAATATTAGGATAAGTCATGTTAACCCAGATAACCTGCGGATAAGTGCTGGTTACAGTCTTAACAGCGATACCGTTATACTGTTGTTGATTGAGTATTTTAATACCAAAAGACACGCCAGTAGACGCATCTCTGAAGTATGTGGAGTCATCTAGCAGTATAGGTCTGTTGCCTACGAAGTCACCGGTAGGCCCTAGAGTTCTAGATAGCGTACTAGCAGGCCATGTAAATACTTGGTCTTGAGTTGAGAATACAGCTAACCGTTCGGTACTCCATGAGTCAAGCATCTGATTCATAGCGTTTAATGCGTCTTGCGCTGTAGCTACTGACGGCTGTTCGCCTTCTGCTATCTGCCCAATTAGGCGTAGCGCTCCGTTGATTTGATCTCCCGCTGTTGTCATCTTAGCTCCGTTTGCGTTTAACTACTTCCTCTACAGGAGCCGCGACTTTAGGCGTACCTGGAGTATACACCGTCCATCCGTATTTTGCATCTTCTTCTACTTCTGCGTCGCAGATAGCTACCTTAGTTCCGTGTACCGCGTGCTTTAGATAAATTACCATTATGCTTGTCCTTCTAAATAACTGGCAAAATTGCCGATAAAAGACTTACTGCCGATATGCCCAAAGGTTATGTCTGGATATAGACCGAGATCCTACCCTGCTGCTACAGGC